GCTGTTTGCTGTGGACTGTATGAGAGTTTGGCGAACCTCTCCGACTGTTACCAACGCACCAAGTGTTGAATCTGTCAGGCGAATTGTTGATCTCATTGCTTGGTCTAAATAGTTTCGCACCCAAACGCAAATACGAAACTCCTCCTCAACTAATCCCAACCCAACAGATTCTGTTTCGACGGTTGGTACACTTGGAATTAGTTGTATGATCCGATCATCTGCCTGTGTGAAAATTGGCACAGGTGTTATGTAAATAAAATCTTTATGAACACCTATTTCATCCGCATCGGCTGCGGTATGTAAATCACTGAGTATTCCTGCATAAACTGCTCTTTGCGTAGTTGTTGCCATTTTTTTTCATCAAGCAATGAGGCTATCGGCAACTGTCTCCGAGCCATCTGTTTTGAATGGAAGTTGTAAGTCGAGTTCTCCAAATCCTAAAAACTTGTCAAGATATGTTGAAAACTTCCCTGTCGTGTCTTTGGTAATTGTAAATGTAATTTCATCATCAACGATCCAATCTGTATCGCTTGGAACTACTAGAGCGTGGAATCCTGTGTTTCCTCCCACCTTTGGCATTCGCAATAATTGAAATCCGTTTAGATATACCCCTTTTGTGTTAGTAATTGCTTCTGTTATTTCAAGGTGCATTTCTGGAGTGACGGGAATATCTTTTACGGTAGAAAATGATGTTGATGTGAAATGCCAAGAGGCAGATGAAAAATCGTATATGTTAAAACTCAATGTTGCTGTGGAATTGTCTCCACTTGTGCTACCAAGCAAAGCACCCGAACCATTTTCAAGTCTAGCGGTAACAACTTCACTTGGCCCTGCAATGCCCGTTGTAGGTCTAAACCATATTCCCATCATGTATCTTTCTTCTTGTCGCAGTCGAACCGTTGAAGCCCCCGATGTATTCAACTGCTGCTTTATATCATTTAGGGTTGATCCGTCGCTTACAAACTTCATCGACTTGTCCCCAAGGTGTTTTATAGTACCTTCTTCTAGGAACTCAGTTCCAAACGAACCAACAACTGCTGTCCAATTATCAGGATTGTTTGTGGTAGAATAATTGTTAAAAGAACCGTTTACCAAGGCATTTCTGCCAACCGCAGATGATCCAGAATAGGCGGGGTCAGCCACAATAATGCCCGTTCCCTTTAGACCCATCCCTGTTCCCCAATCAACATCACGAATATCTGTAATCTTGGGATTTGATTTCGTGACAGTGAACTGCTCACGACTTATTGTTCCGCTAACCTGTGCATCTCGCGTACAAACTAATGTTATGGTGTCGGGTCGAAGGTTTTGGAACGCATTTCCTTCGCCGTTGATAAGACTTACTACACCCTTGCCATCACCTGTATTTGATGAGCCATACGAAACCGCAGCAGAAAACACATTACCCTTAATCGAAGCAGATGCAGTTTCCATTTGGCTTATAAGTTCTTTGCCCGCCTCATGAACAGATTTGACGGGAAGGGTAACATCATCGTCAACCATTCCAATAAGTGTTTTGGAGGCGATAGACCGAATGGTCGTAAAAATGTTTGCTGCGTTTTTCTGCCAAGCCTCATCGGTTGCAACCAAATCTTGCACATATTCAAGATCACCAGACGAATACTCATCTAATACATCCTCTATCTCTGCCTTTAATCCTGAAGATGCGTTGGTTTGATGTGTGTTAATTCTCTCGGCAAGTTGGAATAGTTTTCCAAGTCGAGTAAATAATCCATTTGTTCCTGTCAGTGTAACTGTCATTACTATCCCATTCCATGCCACTGTTGAGCATCTTGCATCGTTTCGTTTTTGATACTTTCCATCTTGACTTTTAGTATTTCTTTTTCTGGCATATCTGCACGTTCCATCAAACCCGCAAGTGCTTCGCCGTTTAGAGCAGCAGCAATGCCTTCTGTCATGCCCAAGTTGTCCATAGATTTTACTCTTACCATATTTGCCATTAAACCTAACTCTAATTCTCCACGCGAGAAACCGCGAACATTTGGAAGCCACCCATAAAGAGCAGCAAATCTAGCGTAGAGTTTTATTCGTTTCCCAACTTGTCAATCTCTAACAATACTTTAGAGCCTACTGAAAAAAGTTCATTGTCTGTGAAAATAGACAAATCCTTGTCTTTGCGATCTGTCCAAGATATTTCCCTTACCGCCTGTGAAATGTGTATCGGTTCAGCCCTTTCTTCTGTGATAGCCTGTTCCTCTAAACACCTAGCCGACAACTCAAAGCCATCAATAAAGACACTACCTTTGTCTTTTACTGAAACTTGAAATACATGGTCATCTGTCTGTTGGTCGATTACTTTCATTTTGTTTACCTCCTACGGTTTTCTTATACAGGTTTCTTTTTCGTTGATGTTTTCTTACTCGTTGATCCACCACTAGGTGACTCCCAAATAATTGTACCATCCCAAATTGCGTTTCGTATGCGTAGTTCGTTTGGATACCACGCACTTTTTTTTCCGCCCGAACCAATCGCACGAATCCCCTTGTCTGGGTCGCCTTCAAATTCGTATTGTTTTTTGTCTTTAGACATAAAAGTCCCTTATTATGGTGTATCTTCTACTTTATAGATGTTATCTGTACTTATTGTTGTTCCGTCCATATTTTCAGGTAAACACAAGATTGACAACGCGAGTCGCTTTGGTCTGTTTCCTAGATCAAGAACACGAACCCCACGACCCGTTAAAACGCAATTATGAAACGTGTAAGTTGTTACGCCACCAACAATTTTTATGGCAAACGCATCTGTACCACCGCCCGCCGTCAGTTTCATTCCACCAATCGTACCCAAGTCACCCTGCTCTGTGCCATGTTGGTGTTGTAGTTTTTCGCCATTGACCTTATTCCACTTGAGAAGCGTAATGTTTAGGTGTGCCACTGCTCCAAGGTGAATAAACTCCTCTGGGACTTCGCCTAGTCGGGTTGTTTTTATTGGATGCTCAAATGTTTCGATCTCAAAATTGACAAGATCAGCATTGTCGGTGTATCCCAAATCTGTAAAAGTTGCTGAACTTTCATCTCCTGTGGTCGCCGAGTATTGAATCAGCGTTGGACCTTCTACATTAAATGTTGTCATAACTTAGTCTCCAAGTTCTCTTATTGCCCTAGCAATAGTCTTAGTTGCTGCTGCTGTATCTTCGGGCGGGGTGTTAAAAATTGGTCTTGCAGGAACATATGTGTCGTGCTGCAATACATAAAAGTCATATTTTCTTGGACTGATTTGCGCCCTTCTCAATGTTGGCGCGCGCCTCAATCCCATTTGTTCTAATAAATCTGGGTCGTGTGGTGACTCGCTTGGAATGATCCTCGATGCTTTTCGGTTTAACGCAACCGCAACAGGTCCACGATTTGTGAAACCCTCTTGGTGTTTTACGCCGTAACCCGTACCATCAAGCAATGTCCACACAATACCATTTCTTGTTATTCTGGTGTCATTTGACAAACTATTCATCAAACGACCCGTATCTCTCAAAGGCTTGCCACCTTTTCTGTAACCCACCTCGTTGCGCCTAGCCCACAATTCGGGATACTTTATTTCACTGTCTCCACTGTTGCGTATTCGTTTCTTTGCATTGGCAACAAGAACGCGAGAAGCACCGTTCTTTTTGGACAACTTGCGAATAATCTTTTCTTTCAACTCGCTGACAAGCCCTGATCTTGATGTAATCTTAATAGTTGGCATCAATACTTCCTCGTCAATCTTGGTGGAAAGTATACTGAGTCAGATGGCGTGTTCATTAGACCCCGAACGTGTGCCGAGATAATGTTGATTCCCGCCTTACCCGCAGAGTGCGCCGTTTCCAGATCAAACACCCTCTTACCCTCTCGCAATTCTTCAAGCGTTAGTGTAGCCTCGCCAACCATAACTTCCATATCCCTTGGCATATCCGCAGATTTGCCCCGAAACAAATGCTTCATGGTTAGTGTTGCCACCAAACTCTTTAGACTCCAATCGTCTGCTGATTGCAACGCCGTTAAGTTTGCTGAAGTATATCTCTCGCCACGCAAAGCATAAGACTGAACTTCAGCCGATGCCTTCTCTATGCAGTTTGTAACAACCGAGTTGTTTACGCTGCTCTGTGGCGTACCACTATAACTCGACAACTGCTTTATCATTCGATCATCGAATGATTCGGCGAGTTCTGATGTTGATATGTACTGAGCCATAGTGTTTGATACCTAAAAGAAAAGGGCAGAGGGGGGGTAAACCCCCTCCACCCAAAGGGGATCGGGTTACAAAACCCGCTACTTATCAATCCCACACATCTTGGAGGAGGTAGCCAGATAGGGGGGCCGTAAGTTCTACTGCACAATCGTCAATAACTCGACCGCGAGTACGTCTGTTCCAAGTATCTTCTTCTGTTTCTACGGTCATATCTTCGTAAGCAAAGATAGAAAGAGTGGAGAAGTCTGGTGCGCCGTCAGTACCTAGTTGTGCGCCTTGTCTTGAAACGAATACTATGTCATCATCAAAGATTCGTGTACGAGCCTTTGTTGCACCCTTGCGATTGGTAACTCTCGATGTTGGATCAACAATGATACCGCCTACACCAAAGAATGTAGAAAGAAGCAAGAACTCGTTGAACTCACCCGCACCCTTCACAAAGTTTGCTGCAAAAGGTGATCCTTGGAAATAAGTGCGATATTCCGAACTCTCAGAAATTACATGTGCAGTCTGGTCGCTCATTACCGCAATCATGTCTGCTGCTGTTACAGCCTCATTCGTGTTAGCAAGGATGTTTTCAACTACGCCATTGAATGACTTTTGGATATAGTTGTTGGTATCTGTCGCTGCCGAGAACTTACCGCCACCAACATTTGTTGCTGTGTCGGTTGTTCCTGTGGGCCAATTTCCTGTTGTGGTCAACTCTGTTGCTGCGCGATAAGAACGGATACGCATACATTTTGATGCAGCCATTCTTGCGTGTGCTGCGACAACCTCAAAGTCTGCATTTGAAGCAGCCTTGTTTCCGAGCATAAAAGTCGGGCTATGACGTTCAGTTCTATATTGACTGAACTCATGGTCCTGTTGAACGCCTTCTGGAGCATCGTTGCCATCTTGCCACATCCAATCGTTTAGGCTAACGACTCTGGCACTTTCTTCCTCGTCAATCTTCAAGTAGTACCCCGTATCTTTTGATACAGGAATAAGTTTTGCATATTGGTTTACTGCGAACGATGCAGGGTTGCGTGAGTATTCAACCTGAACAAGCCCTGTCGCTTCTGAAAATGTCGGCACATATGTGTTTGTTGCGCCTGCTGCTACTTCTGCCATTTTAGTATCTCTCTTTTTCTAAGTGTTGATTATTAGGATAGTGCGTGTCTACGGAATGTAGGTCGCCAAAGGACTCGGATGATTTCACCTGCGCCACCTGCGGATTCAAGGGCGATCCCCGCAACTGAACGAATTGCAGTACCCGATGTGGTTTCTGCTACGGCTCGACCGTCCTCATCAGATTCGACTTGACCGCTTCTGGTGATTGCCCCGCCCGCTTCCATTAAAACCACTGCTCCTGTTTGGAGTGAGATGATGTCGCCATCTTCAGCGTGGTTTGCGGAATCGAACTGTCGGGTGCTGCCCATAGCAACTCCCGCCACGATGTCGTTCGCGTTGGCTTCCATGCCGAGGTTATCTTCGGTGTTTACTACGCGAACCATTCTGTATGGTCGAATCGTATCTCCCGCAACGAGATTTGGTATTGATTGATTTGACATAATTGTTTATCTC